ACCGGATGGCCGCGCTGGCGTCCCCCGTCCGTACAGTGGTCCCCTGGAAAAAGCTAGGTCCTTAATGATGACAAACCGCGCCGTCCAATCAGAATGGGCGCTGGAAAGCTAATTAATTAAAACTTGGTGAGCAAGGACCACTTCCTTTAAATTTGGAGGGAACTCAGCAGTCCCGATGCACTTTATTTTGAAATGCCGAAGCGGGATGCCCCATGGCGCTCTCACCCGGGTACCGCCAAAGTCAGCCGCAATGCCAATTACTCGCCTCGTGGAGCTATGGGCCCAAAATATGATAAAACCTCGGCTTGGGTTTACCGGCCCATGTACAGGAAGCCCAGGGTATATCGTTTGTTGAGAGGCCCAGATGTCCCTAAGGGATGTGAAGGCCCATGTAAGGTCCAGTCTTATGAGCAGAAGCATGATATCTCCCATGTTGGTAAGGTCATCTGTATCTCCGATGTTACTCGTGGCAACGGTATCACCCACCGTGTTGGTAAGCGGTTCTGTGTTAAGTCCGTCTATATTCTGGGCAAGATATGGATGGATGAGAATATTAAGCTGAAGAACCACACGAATAGCGTTATGTTCTGGCTGGTGAGGGACAGGAGACCCTATGGCACCCCCATGGATTTTGGTCAGGTGTTCAACATGTACGACAACGAGCCCAGTACTGCCACTGTGAAGAACGATCTCCGGGATCGTTATCAGGTTATGCACCGGTTCTATGCTAAGGTCACCGGTGGTCAGTATGCCAGCAATGAGCAGGCTCTGGTGAGGAGGTTCTGGAAGGTGAATAACTACGTCGTCTACAACCACCAAGAGGCCGGGAAGTACGAGAATCATACGGAGAACGCCCTATTATTGTATATGGCCTGTACTCATGCCTCTAACCCTGTGTATGCGACGTTGAAAATTCGGATCTATTTTTATGATTCAATAATGAATTAATAAATATTGAATTTTATTGAATGACTTTCCAGTACATGATTTACATATGGTTTGTCAGTTGCAAATCTAACAGCTCTAATGACATTATTAATTGAAATAGCACCTAATCTGTCTAAGTACAACATCACTAAATGTCTAAACCACGCTAAATAAGTCGTCCCAGAAGCTGTCAGGGATGTCGTCCAGACCTGGAAGTTCACGTAAGCCCTGTGTAGATCCAGATGCCTCTTCAGGTTGTTGTTGAACCGGATCTGAACGTGGTAAATCCTCGTCGCTTTGTATGGTAGATCCTCCACGGGGTAGATCTTGAAATAGAGGGGAATTGGTACCTCCCAGATAAAAACGCCACTCTCTGCTTGAAGAGCAGTGATGGGTTCCCCTGTGCGTGAATCCATGATTGGCGCAATTGATGTGGACGTAAATGGAACAGCCGCAGTCCAGGTCTATTCGTTTACGACGTATTGCCCTGGATTTGGCAATCCTGTGTTTGGGTTTGATAGAGGGGGGAGTCGAGGAAGATGAAGGTTGCATTCTGAAGAGTCCAGCGTTTTAGAGGAGCGTTTTCCTCTTTGTCTAGGAAGTCTTTATAGCTGGTCCCCTCTCCTGGATTGCAAAGCACGATTGCTGGTAGTCCCCCTTTTATTTCACGTGGTTTACCGTACTTGCAATTGGATTGCCAGTCTGTTTGGGCCCCAATCAGCTCTTTCCAGTGCTTCATTTTCAAATAATTTGGAGCAACGTCATCAATTACGTTATACTCCACATCATCTGAATATGTCTTGGAATTGAAATCCAGATGTCCGCTGATGTAGTTATGGGACCCTAATGTTCTGGCCCACTGTGTTTTACCAGTTCTTGAATCACCTTCTATGATGATACTTCTGGGTCTCAATGGCCGCGCAGCGGAATCCCTTCCAAAATAATCGTCAGCCCACTCTTGCATTTCCTCTGGGACGTTATTAAATGATGACAATGGGAACTTTGGAGTCCATGGCTCTTTCTGTTTGGCAAAATCGAACTGTAAATTTGATCTAATATTGTGGCCTTGGGTTATCCATCTTACTGGATCCCCTGCCTTAATGATTGCAATAGCTGCCGCCATTGACTCTGCGTGAAGGGCGTTGTGGTATACGTCCTCCTTGTTTGTTCTTGTTGCCCCAGACACCTTGTATTGTCCGGATTCACAATAATCACCCTCTTTGGTGATGTAATTCTTGACGGCGTTGGTGTCTTTGGCTGCTTGGATATTAGGGTGGAAAGGGGTAGACCTTGATGGGTGAGATATGTCGAAAAATCGTTCATCCTTGATGTTTGATTTTCCAGAAAGTTGAATGAGGATGTGGAGATGGGGGTTTCCGTCAGAGTGTATCTCTCTGGCGACTCGGATGTATGTTGGACGGACGATTGTCCATGGCAGATTCTGAAGCAGTTCCAAGACATGGTTTTTGTCTAGACTGCACTGCGGATATGTTAGGAAGATATTTCTAGAGGCTAGGCGGAATTTATTAGGTTGTCGTGGCATTTTTGTAAATATGAGTGAGGACACCAGGCTCTCTCCGGATACTAGAACTCTATATGTTGGTGTCCTGGTGTCCCTTATATATGCAAGGAGTCCCAGGACACCAGGGGCAAAAGCGGCCATCCGTATAATATT